TCTCTTGCTTTCCATCGGCAGTTTCTACTGTAAATTGGCCTCCAGATGAAACAGTGATAGTTTCTCCGTTGCCCCCTTTCCAATTACCAGCTGCTGCTGAAAAATCACCATCGACCATGGTTAAAACGCCTTTGTAACGTTTATTATGCTCCGCCTGTTGGTCTTGTAATTTGCGGTCAGTCGTTGGGTCATAAGTTGACTGGCTTGCTTGATTAGATTGACTTTGTGAAGCTTGCTGATTAGAAGATGGTTGAGATGGAGTTCCCTGTTGCTGAGGAGCTTGGGGAGTTGGTGCAGCTTGGTTGGATTCTTGATTCTGAGTTGTAGGACTTGAAGCTTGTTCAGAGGAAGCTTTAGCTTTTTCTGAAGTAGTGGTGCTTGTTGAAGCTTGAGTTTTACTATCTTTGTTTGAAGAACTTGCCTTTGAACTTGACGTGGTTTGTGTTGTTTTATTTGCATTGTCGTTTTTAGCTTCTTCTTTTTTATTACCACATGCTCCTAAAAGCAAAGTTGAAGCCAATACTGCTACTGCTAGTAAACGAATTGAATGTTTTGTTTTCATGATGCGCCTCCCATGTAATCTTTTTGAAATGTTATGAAATACTTCTGTAATGTTATTGTAATATTTGTTTTAGGGTTTGTCAACTATTTATATATGGTTTTGGTTTTTATTTATATTTGTTCTTTTTTAATCCTCCTATCTCTATTATTCGTTAAAAATTTAAAAAACAGGAAATTTTTCCTACTAAAAATACTATATTTTATAAGTGTAATCGCTTTCATTTTTTATCTTGAAGGACTATAATAAAATTGAAATAGGATATTGGAGGTGTAGGTTTATGTCAAAGAAATATTATAAATATCTTCCTTGGTTGATTATTGGTGCTTTCTCTTCTTATGGGGTTGCTACTCATTACGCTCAAACAACATTTGATTTGTTCTACTTAACCACTATTTTCATGATTGTCTACGTGGCTTTATTGTATTTACACGAACATTATTTAAAATATAAATACAAAGATTTATTCATTCGAATCATGAGCAATTCTAATAAGGATAAACATCCTTAAACAAAAAGAGGTCGGGACAAAATCCCGACCTCACTTTTTAATTTAATCGATAAATAGTGATAACTTCCTTCTGAGGAATCCGTTTAAATCCAACTTCCTCTATGCTATGACCATATTTCGATAAGAAACTATCACTCGTACATGATTTGCCTGGGCACAGAGTCTCAACGAGGGCTAACCCATCATCCACTGTGAATTCATCCTCGAGTAAATAAAGGAAACGAGGGTCATAGTCGATAGATTTTTGAATCTTCTGGATGGATGTTTGAATAATGGATAAGTGGTCAAATGCAAAGTCCTTCTCTTCCAGTTCTTTTCCATCCAAATAACACTTACCTGTGTGAAAATCAACATCTACAAGAAGGACTTCTTTTGCATCATCTCCTGCCTGGACCAAGTCAAGCGCTCGGTTCGGTAGGTAAACCAAGTGGGCAATGGTAACTGTCCACCCTCTGGGATCACGGCCAGGTGTAGATACCGTTACTAGTTGTTCAATCTTTTCTAGTGGAAGATCAAGATTGATTTCTTCTTTTACCTCACGTTGACAAGCATGGGCAGCATCTTCCCCTTTATCCATAAACCCACCAACTAGCGCTAAACAATTTTGAAAAGGATGTGCCTTCCGACGAATCAGAAAGAGTTTCATTTTCCCTTCTACAAAGCAATAGGCTACCATATCCACAGTCACGCTTGGTTTTTCATACTGAGGGAGTGCTTGCTTGTGGTACCAGTCTAAAAATTCAGCTTGACTAGCGTGAACTTCAAAGTACTCTTTTTCTGTCATCCCGGTTGGAATTATCTGATTCATCATCTTCCACTTCCTTTCTGCTTTTGATGGCAATAAAGAGGGCGGATCTACAAATTATAGATTCATAGTTCTTGTTTTATACAATGTCGAATTTCAATTGACCAGCTTTGACACCAATCTTAAGGGTCTTGCCTTCTTTCAGTTCACCTGTAAGAAGGAGCTCTGCAAGTTTGTCTTCTACTTCTGTTTGAAGAGTTCTGCGCAGTGGACGAGCTCCCATCTCTGGATCATATCCCTTCTGAGCCAGAAGCTTAAGGGCAGATGCTTGGAGTTTCAAGTCAATGCCTTTTTCTGTCAGGCTTGCAATCAATGGTTTGACCATAATCTTAACCACTTCTTGCATATCTTGACTTGATAGGCTATGGAAGACCACTTTTTCATCAATACGGTTGATGAACTCTGGACGATAAGCTTTTTTCAATTCTTCGAACATCCGTTTTTCCATATTTTCCTGGTCAAAACGAATATCTCGAGCTCCAAAACCGACTGTCTTGTCATCACGAAGAGCTGTCGCACCAAGGTTTGATGTCATAATAATGATGGTGTTTGAGAAATCAACTTTGCGTCCCTTGCTATCTGTTAGAACCCCATCGTCCAAGACTTGTAAGAGGACATTAAAGATGTCTGGGTGAGCCTTCTCTACTTCATCAAAGAGCAAGACTGAGTACGGTTTGTTACGAACCTTCTCGGTCAACTCTCCGCCTTCTTCGTAGCCTACATAACCTGGAGGAGCTCCATTGAGACGACTAGCTGCGAATTTCTCCATATATTCACTCATGTCAAAACGAATGAGGGCGGACTCGTCATCAAAGAGAACTTCTGCCAAGGCTTTGGCCAATTCTGTCTTACCAACACCTGTTGGTCCTAGGAACATAAAGGATCCAATTGGACGTTTGTTATTGCGAATACCCGATTGATTTCGACGAATGGCACGACTGATGCTTGATACCGCTTGTTCCTGACCGATAACACGTTTATGCAGTTCAGCTTCTAGATTGAGATATTTCTTGGCGTCCGTTTGTGTCAATTTTTGAACTGGAATACCTGACAAGCGACTCAAGGTTGTCAAAATATCAGACTCTTTTACTAGATCTTTATAGACTGGAACTTCCTGTTCTTTTGAAATGAGCTGAGCTGCTTGTTTCCATTTGCCATCCATCAAAGCCTTATCTGCAGCTGTTAAGCCTGACTCATCTTTTTTAGCGTGCTTTGATTTATTTTGGACAGTTGCTGCCGCTTCATCCAAAAGATCAATCGCTGAGTCTGGCAAGTGACGACTAGTCAAATAGCGATGTGCCATTTTGACAGCTGTTTCGACTGCATCATCTGTAATTTGGACATGGTGATGTTTCTCATAAGTTGCTTTCAAGCCACGCAAGATAGCCATACTATCAGCCACACTTGGTTCCTCAATCATCACTTTTGCAAAGCGACGAGAAAGGGCTGCGTCTTTTTCGATGTGCTTTTGATACTCTTCCTGAGTGGTCGCACCAACAGTTCTCAGAGTTCCACGTGCCAAGGCAGGTTTCAAAATATTGGCCGCATCCAAGGTCGAATCAATCCCACTTCCTGACCCCATAATGGTATGAAGCTCATCGATAAAGAGGATGACCTTTCCATCTTCCTCAATATCTTTGATGATATTGTTCATACGTTCTTCAAAGTCACCACGGAAACGAGTTCCCGCAACCACATTCATCAAATCAAGTTCTAAAACTCGCATCTTAGCCATTTCATCAGGTACATCCCCGTTGGCAATACGTTGCGCAAGACCAAGTGCTAGAGCTGTTTTACCGACACCTGCATCTCCAACTAGGACTGGATTATTTTTTGTCTTACGGCTCAAGATTTGAATCATACGAGAGATTTCTTGGTCGCGCCCGATGACTGGTTCCAATTTACCCGAACGAGCTTGCTCCGTAAGGTCATGCGTATAATCTTCCAAACCTCCACTTGGTGTCTGAGGCATACCCATCATATTAGCCATGGAATTTTGCTTATCCGCTACCGTACGATGACGCTGGCGAAGAGCCTTCAAATCTTCTCTAGTCCAACCAGCACGCGCTTCAAGACTACGACGAAGTCCAGCAATCTTGACCTGATCCTTCTGATCTTCGTAAGAAAATCCCGCTTTTTCTAGAATACGAGTAGCCAAGGCATTGCCATCATGTAAGATAGCATAAAGCACGTGCTCTGTTCCTAAAACCTTGGCATGAACGACAGAAGCTACGTGCTCTGCTTCCAACAACAACACCTTTAAACGGTGTGAAAAAGGCAACTCCTGATAATGTTCCTTATCGCTATACTTTGTTTCCGTCAGCTCTACAGCAACTTCCTCCAGACGATCAATCTCATATGGAAATTCGTTTAAAGTCGCCCCAGCTACACTGTAACCATGATTGGCCATAGCAATCAATAGGTGCCATGACTCTAGATATTCTGCCCCAAAATGACTGGCGACCAGAAAGGCACTTTCTATACATTCTCTCAATGCTTTTGAATATTTCATTTAGTTCTATTTTCCTTTTCTATCTACCTCTTGTAATAACTGCCGGAGCATATTGGCACGGATAAGATTGGCATCATCGCCTAAAACTCGGTCTGTCGCCATCGCTAGCAATAGATTCATCTCCTGACGAGTCACTAAATCCTGCTCAAACAAGAGTCTTAAAACATCTTCAAAGATAGCTAGGCTAACTTCTTCACCTACCGAATACAGTAAATCGCGGAGCATTTCATGATGGTTTGAGAATTCAATCCGACCAATGCGAATATAACCGCCACCTCCTCGCTTACTTTCAACTAAATAGCCTCTGCTTTCAGTAAATCGAGTCTTAATCACATAATTAATTTGGCTAGGCACGACTTGAAAGGTATCCGCTAATTGGCTTCGTTGCAATTCAACCATACCCGACTGCTCCAAAATCGCCTTGATATAGGCCTCTATATGGTCTGATGTATTTTTAAATCTCATAGAACGCCACCTCTTTCTTTGAACCTTGACTATCTTTGACTATACTATCATTTAACACTCTATAAGTCAAATTTTTAGGGCTCAGCCCTTGAAAATACTGACTTTCTTTAAAAACATTTAGGCATTAAATCGCCTTAGTTTTTCTTGATAGTTCCTAAAAAAGTCCACAAAAAAGAGCCCTAAAATGGGCGTAATATTGACGAGTTCAGCAGGCAAGAAACTAGCACGGTCAAACGTGCTTTTTTAATACCTAGTAATATTATAGCATATCTTCCTCAGCATTTCCATTTCGCACATTTGTGCCGACTGACGCACTGTTGAGGTGTAATTTTTTTGTATTGATGTACTAAAAGTCACTTCTACGTGGTGTTCAAAGCCTAGTCTAGTTTTCTTAATACTTGCAAATTTAATATTTAGAACTTTCGTTTCTTTCTCTACTATTCGTAAAAATAAAGGAGTAACTATCTTTGATAGTTACCCCTTTTTACTCTAATTATTTTTATTGGATAATTAGGATTATATTTCTACTATATTTCTAACTGATGAAGTTACATAAGTGAAAGTATGTTGTGTACGTCTAATAACTACTTTTACACTTGTCTTAATTTGATATTCTTCATTTGTAGTTAAATGAAGTGATTTTATTTCTGGATCGTTGACCTTTACATTCACAATCCCTTCTTGAGTATCCAAAGTTATTTTCTGAGTAGATAAGTCAACCTTGATTAATTTCCCCTGAACTATGATATTTTCTTGTTTTTCTATATGAGTATCCTTAAATTTTTTGTTAATCTCTACTATCTGCTCTTTAGCAAATAGCTTATTAGAATTATTTAGCTTATCTTGAATCTCTATCCCAAGTTTTTCTTTATTCAATCTAGATACTAATTGTTTCACAGAATTAAAAGTTCTTGAACTATATGTCTCAACAAATTCTGGAATATCAATTGTTCCTTCAAGCAAATCAGATACATCATTCATTACATTTATTGCTATATTATTTTCACGATCGAAGATTGAAAGTTGATTAGTTTTTAATCCCAAATCAATTATAAATGAACCTGCTCTGGTAGAAGTAATTATAAGTTCATTCCGATTTAGAATATCTTTTGGAATCTGTCCTCGCTTTCCTTCAAATCCAATACACGATGCTATCCCATTTTCTTGAATACTCTCGACTGATTTGAGAGTTTCTGACAGTTGTCTTAACCCAATTTGTCCAGAAGGAAGATTTTCTGAAAGCAATCTGATAGAAAGCATACTCTTAACATTGCTTGAATTTATCGCTTCTTCAAATTCTCTCATTGATTCAAGTCCCATATGCAACATAACTCTTAATTCATCATTAGAAACTTTATTCGCTCTATCTTCAAGTATTTTTAATTCTGTACTCATAAAACCACCTCCTTATCTAACTCGATAATTCCTTTAGGGTTATGATTTCTGTCAAAACCAAATTTCCCTAACCAATAGGTTTCCTGGTAATCTATTTCATACCATTCTTTAGAAAACTGAACAAAGAAATTTTTATCCCAACAAACATAAACATCTAAATATTTATCTAATAACTCTTCATGTTTATTCCTTAATAATTGAAAGTATTCGCAATTATTGGGATCTGGCTCAATAAATACAACACAATCAATATCGTTTGGATCCACCTTGTTGGAACAAAAACTGCCATCAATCCAGACTCTAGTTACTTTATTTTTATCTAATTCACTCCAAAAACTACAAAATGATTCAAAATTTCTATGACGTGTAGTTGAAGTTCGAAAGCCATTCACTAAAAAATCTTCAATTTCTGATTTTTCTCGTACATCAATTACGCCACCCTCTAGATTCCCATGTACGTTAAATTGCATATTCCCCTCCATACTTTAATCAAACAATGATTTAATCATATCTGCAATTCCTGATTGTATAATGTAGTTTTTCAAGAGATAAATTAATACTTTGAACTAATTATATCCCTTTTTTACTTATTATTCAATGTTGTTGATTAAGTATTACCAAAAAAATCAGTCGTTGTGGATTTATTTTTAATTAAGACTCAATTAGTCCGTATACAACAAAGCAAGGACAGACTGAAGTTTAACTTGAATTTTAAAACTCAATGTAAATCTTGCATTTTACTCAAAATTGGCTAGTTTTTACCCCCTTTTTGTTTGAAGGCCCCCGACTTGGAAAAAGTTCCCTTCACCGGTACCCTACTGGCCAGAAAGATTTTTTAAAAGGTGGGGGGAGTCAATATCCTTTCAACTCAACAAATCTTTTAGCGATTACCTTTCTACGGCTATTTATATAACGAGTAGTTTTATTTAGTTTCTCTGCCACGTCTTCCCAAGTCGCACCAGCTTCTAAATATCTCATTTTAAAAATGACTAGATCACTTTCAATTAAGTTTTCCATCAAGGTATCTACAACTAGTTTAAAGCCTTCTAAATATCTTAGCGTTTGGTCTTCTTCAATTCTAATGATGGTTGCTTCAGTAGGACTATATACTGTCTTGCTTTTCCCACCAGTACAATCTTCAGCGCTATGTTTCTTATTATGTATTAGTTCCTGTCTTCTCAAATAAATTTTATTAGCAAGCGTTCTATATCGTCCTAACTCAATATCTATCCCGTCCAGGTCTCTGTTACTCAACTCGTACATAGGCAAGTACCTCCACTTAAATTTAAAAAATTTTTTATCTTTCAATTTGTCAAATTGTAAATTCTGTCAAACTGACAAAAAGCGCTAAAAGCCTTCCAACACTCCACTTACCAGGTATCATTGTTTTAAGTTTGACAACTCTTCAATATGACAAGTTCAAGGGAAATTTCTTTAATTTATCCCCTCAGTTTCTCATATCTTACATTCTGTGAAACTCACTCCATTCTGTAAACCTCTGATATACCTTGCTTTCAAGCTATTACTTCTTTTCAGTTTATGCTTACTTTGTTATGTGAAACTTAGTAAAGCATAAAAGTAGGACTAGCGATATTTCTTTTGTTTGAGCCATATATCACTAGCCTTACTGAATTTGTAACCTATTTTTCTAAATACGCTTTGATATCCCGATATTCCTTAGAAAAATTCATCCATCCGCTAGAATCAGGGGTGAAGAATGGTAGGACAGTAAGCGGACTTACTTCTGTTCGATACGGCGATAGAGAATATCTCTGACTTATTTCTCTGACTACACCTGTATGAATTTCTTCTACATCCTTCTTCAGTTCTTGAATTTCATCATATGCGTCCAGAATTCGTCTAAGTTTCTTTCGGTATTGTCTATAGATCTTCTTAGTTTCCATCCGTTGCTTAGTCTCTTTAAAAATGTATTCAAAGATGACTGCATTAGCTTCTGAAAAATCACTATCAAATTTTTCCTGAAGGCCATTAATAGCTTTTTCCATCTTTTCCAGCTGCTCTAAAGATTCTAAGTTATTTGACAAAAAAGAATCTATGTTCTCGAATGAAACTGCTTGATTGCCTAAGAGACTTTTCCTTTTTTCGCTTAACTGTTCTCGTGCTGAATTAATCTTACTTTTTTTATTATCTATATCATCCAGTGTTTCAAATACTTGATTAATATCCATTTCTTTCTCCTAGTTCCATTGAATAAAGTAACCACAATCTTCTTCAACTTTTTTTACATCAAATCGGGTATGTAAAATCAACCGTTTCCCAAAATAGTCATTCGCATTCACCCAACTAAGTGTATCTTTCTTGCGATCAAACAGAGTAACAAAGTTTTCTAGATCTCCGATAAAGCCTTTTTTGTCGCCTTTGTTCCCTAATGTCGTATCATCTACAATTAAAAAGTTATCTACAAAGAATGTTTCACTTGTCCCTGTCTCTTTATCAACTTTAAGAAGATAATTTCCTGAAGTGTCTTTCATTTTGTCTAAGACATTAAATAGTGATTGACTAATAACCATAGATACATTGCGCTCTGGATTGATTAAAGAAACAATAGATTTCAAGTCGTCCAGACTTGTAGCGGTCTGTACTTTCGCAGTTTGGAGAATTTTCCCAATCTCTCTATTTCGTGTTCTACGTTTTAATTTAATAATCTTCTTACCAAGAAAATCCGTTAAATTATATTGGCCATCATCTAATTGTTCCTGTGAAAAATCAAGTTTTCCACTGAATAATTTAACTAAGTAATCAACGCTGATAGTTTTCTTTTTATCTGCTTCTGTTCTCTCAACCGAATTTTCGCTAACTTCTTGTAATGAATCAGATTCAAAGTCAGTTACTTCATACTTCCCACCACGGGTACGAGTCTCAATAACATTTACTAGATCAACCAGCTCTTTACGTTGATGTTCATCTCCATAACTATCAAGGATTGGTTTTTCAATGAGTACATGATTATTTTCTACGTTCATCCCTCTAGTGTTATAACCTGTACTTCGGATATAAGCTTCTAAATTTTCTTTTTGTTTAGCTAAGTTAGTTGTCATTTTTTGCTCCTTCATCTTTTAATATCTGATTTTTGTTTATAATTTTTTCTAAAATTCTTTGCTCTTAGTTTTTCTTTTATAACTCTCCGAGCCTTTAGAATCATTTTTTCTAGATTTTGATTTGTCTTGTTTGTTAGCATATTTTTCTAGTATTTCTTGTTTCCGTTGTTCTAAGCTATCATCTTCTTTTTTACACTGAGAAAAGATTTTCTGTCTTTTATCTGGATCCATAGAAAACTTATTGGCTACTACATACCCTAAAGAAGTATCTCCTGACATCTCCCTCACCCCCTTTCTATGCAAACAAAAAGGGACATACCACTAGCATTATATGCTTACGGTATGTCCCTGAGTTGTTCTCAATAGACTTATTTTTTAGTTTCTTTTTTGACTAGATGAGTAAATTTCCCATCTGAATAGAATAAAGTAACTTCTCCAAAACTTGGAACTTTTTCTATCTCTATTAGACCACACTTTTCATAGACAACAAAGCCTTTTTCTGTTGCAAATCGCATTTTATCATCATTCATTGATATTCTCCCCTCACTGTGTTTATAGTGTATCTTTTATCTTTGATCGTAAAAGCCTTGAAAGTGTTCCCTTCTAAACCTTTCAAAATTCTACTTGAATTTCTAGCATTGTAAACAGTCCGCAGTTCACTACTATCTAGGTTCGTGTTGAAAATCGTAGTTTCTCGATTGTTGATAATATCAAACAAGAAATCCTGTTCCCAGTCACTCTTAGGTGTTACCGTCCCATTTTTTGCCCCCAGGTCATCGATGATTAGAAAATCTACATCAACTAACTTTTTAACCGCCTCATACTCTGTTAAGTTTGCATTTCTTCCATAAGTCCAGCCTTCTTTTATCTGCTTGATAATCTCGGTTAAGCTGACAAACAAGACACTCTTAGGCTCGTTCTTCTCTCTGAAGCTCTCATTGATTTCTTTGGCCAGGGCAAGAGATAAATGACTTTT